TTCTCTGTTGCTTCCATTGCAAGTAATGCAAAACGATTGCGAAGCAACTGAATGCCTAGTACATCATCAAACTGTCCACGCATCTCTCCATCAACTGTTGGTCGCTTAGCAACAACAATCATCATCTTGCCAATTGGATTCTTAGCACGAGAGATAACTAGGTTCTGACGTTCTGGAACGTAAATGATAGATTGTTCTTTGTCGTAATAACGAACAACTTCAAATCTAGCATTCATATCTTGGTCATAACCAGCACGACCAAGTAGCGCATCTGTATGCTCTGGGAACTGAGAAATCAATTCTCCCAGTGGCATAGAATAACGCTTAGCAAAAGCAATGCAACGTCCGTAGCGGTCAAATTCAGGATACGCCCCAACAGGACTTTCTACACGAATACGTGGCAACTTTGCTTCAGTGTCCAATTCAATTACGAATGGGACAAACCCAAAGGTTACATACCAATCTGCGCCAGTATACATCTGGACTTGCAGGTCGGAATTATAGAGATAGTTAGCCGCAATGCGGGTGCGGTTATCCGCAGCCTTACGAGCACGGTCTTTTACTTGACTAACTACAGAGCAGTTAACTGCTGGAAGTGGTGCCATAACTTCAGATAAGTCACGGGCTACAATATCAACAAAGTTAGCAACTACGTTTTGTTCAACGCCTTCAGGAAAAAAGTCAGGATAAACGCTAGCAATATCTCCTTGACGAACCATAAGAACATTCGTATGTCGCGCATCGCGCTCACGGGCGCGGTCCTTGAGCGATTCTACTCGCGCAAAGATTTGCTTATCTGTTAATACCATTAAGGTTCCTTATCCGTATTGTTCTTGCCACTGTTCTTGTAGAACAGCATCTAGGTTTACATATCCACGATTTGCCTTTTGCGCTTTAGTCGCCCAACGGTTTTCCGTATATCGCGTAAGCACAGTACTTTGTTGCATCAACTCTCGGCATCGTAGGAAACCAAACCACATAGCCATCACACAGTCAGTCTTACCCTTTGTGTCTGGCTTCCAAGTTATGAGTTGTTGGATTAAAGCCTTGACTCCTTCTGAACCATTGGTTGAAGGAAATTCAATTTGATTGTTCTTTTGGAACGTACCATCACGCATAGTGCCAAGCATTGTTGACATAGATGCCACACCATGTGCAGTATCCCATTTATTCTTTGCAGTAAAGTGTGGTTTTAAACTTGTACCATGTTGTGCAAGCCAGTTGCGTAGGTCATCATCTAACTCATACGCCTTTTGATGAGCGTTAATTTCAACGCGAATCTCGTTTGGCTTAAACTTAATTGTCATTTCCTCTAGCATCGCACGAATTTTTTGCGGTGTAGGGTCTGACATATTCTCACAATCAAGAATATAAATCTTTCCATCTGCCCTGTTGTAAGTCATAGCCACAAACGCAGCATGTCCTCTACCCATAGCAGGGTCAAAACCAATTACTGTATATCCTTCAACATGAGTCGGATGTCCCATCGCGCCTGGTTTTAATGGACCACGCTGACGGGAACCTCGTACACATGCCTGAACCAGGGCGGGTGGGAAGATGGAATCTTCTTCGACATCCTCCTGCTGATAAACCAAAGCCCATGTGCTAGGAGTTACTTCGCCACGGCGCTTAAATAACGCAGGCCCATCCCATTTAGGATATAAGCCATTTTCATCTGGCTCAATGTCTTCATCTCCATCCCATGGACGGTCAGACTTAGGCCAAAGAGTTACCCATTCTTCTGGGTTTTTCCCGTACTCCAATACCGCAGGCATAGCCATGTAAGTAAAAGGGCACTTGCCATTAGACCAGTGCTTCGGATTACGGAGTTCTTTATAGAAATCAACTGACGCAATGCGTGTCCCTACAATCAATAACTTACCATTTTTACCCAAACGGGTAATAACTTCTTTTTGAAGCCAATCAATTTGCTTCTCAAACTCATGGGCATTAGCAGTTGTGATGCAGTCATCCAGGATAATCAAGTCAGCGCGGGCACCGTAAATCTGTCCACCCATACCCAGCGCCTGAAGCGTTGGGTCTTTTTCGCTAGAGTCACGGGCATCAGAACCAAGATAAACAGTATCCACACGCCAAGTGTCAGAATCCTCTTTCCATCCACCATCAGGCCCATAGGCTGTTTGTAACTTCAACCATCTTGGATGGGATAAGCGCTGTTTAATAGCATATACGAATTCTCGCGCCTTATTCAAAGTTTTAGAAACCACAATGATTCGCACATTGGGGTTTAGGGCAATGCGATAGGTAGAATAGTTAACTGTAACCACAGTTGACTTGGCATGCTCAGGGGGTACGTTTACCAGCAATCGGTTCTTATCCCCAGGCTCATAGGTCATGGCATCATGTAGCCAGCCAGGCTCTTCGCCTTCAAGCAGGTTAATCCAATCAGCATGATGTGGAAAAACCTTTTGGTCTAGAAATACCTCAGAGAATTGGGGGAAGGAGATTTCATCCTTTGCCACTCCCAGCGCCTTGGTTGATTTATTCTTGGCATCATCTTTAGCCTCTTCAAGGGCACGGGCAAATTTTTTATCACGGCTAATCCAGATACGCAAAGTATCTTCCTTATAGCCTACTTGCCCCATAGCCCTTGGAGCCGCCATCCCTTCGGCAACCAAAGCAATTACTTTTGCCTTTGCCGCTGCCATAGCCTCAGAACGGGGATTGTTGTTTTTAGTAAATGTCATACCTTTGCTCCTGCCGTCCCTTGGGCAGAACTATCCCGCCTGTTTCAGGTCTGTCTCAACTTCCTTACAGTCAGTTGATACAGACAGTAGATACAGTCTGTACGCAAGGGCCTGAAGCCCTTGCTAACTGTATAGAGGCTTTTATCAGAAATAAAACCCTCTATATATATTAATCCGTTCAAACAGCCATTCCGAACGCTTTTCCCCCTGTGATTCGCATCACAGTGTTAAAAGCGCAGGTCAGAGCCACTTTAGTGGCTATCTATAACTGGGGCATAGGCTATTAATAGTCTGTACGGAAATATTTTTTACAGAGATGTACTACATACTTCCCACTATTATTTAACAGTCTGGGGTCATTACATGACCCACAGCCAGTTAAATCTGTAGGGGTTGCTGTTACTGATAGGCTGAATAGGCAGACTATCTGCGGACTACTTCGTAGCCCCCCTATTAGATAGTCTGCAACAATAAAAATGTAATCTAGGCTTTACAAGCCTAGCCTGTCATTTTTATACTATTCAGCCTGAGCCGTTGTTACTGCAGAAACTGTCTGCAGTTTCTAGTTATTGCGGGCTCAACCATCTGAAACCGATAGAATTGTTTTTTAGGTTCAGTTTCAGCGCAGAGCGTGCCTATGCTATTCAAGTAACGGTAAGTTACGCATCTGAAAAGTATAGGAGCAACGAACCTGAAATAACCCTCCGCTATCGCTTAAGGCTCATGCTCCTGTGGCGCGGTGCGTTACCCTTAACCACTCGTTCGCTTAACCCAAACTTCGCGATAGTTACCGTGTTCAAATGTAACTCGCGTGCCATATGGGCCCACTTTCTATTGGCGCCCTTAGCGCCACCTGAAACCGCCTGCAATTATAGCACCCCTGCGGGGCGCTAGCAGGCTGTATCAGGCGCCACACGGGCACCTGATAGAAAGCAGGCTCCAAATGTCACACGAAGTAACATTTGCCCACGCTGAACTATCTAAAGTTCAGGTGAAGCAAACGGTCAAGGGCACCGCATACGCCACAGGTGCAATCGTCCTACGCAACAGCGAAGGAACATTTCAGGCTTCATTGCCATTCCTATGCTTTTCAGAAGCAGTAACTTCCCTAAAAGCACTTGAACAGCAAGAGCACAGCGCTGAATTAGTTGGCGAGCCAACTAACCCTGAACCTAAAAAGCCAATTGCTACAGTTTCAGGCTGGTTTCGCACCCGCAAGAACGGCGAAACTTGGCAGACTAGTTTCATGGTAACAGCCGTTCAGGCTGAATAGTCAAAAAAGGCTAGGCTGTAAAGCCTAGCCTTTTTTATTGTCTCCGACTTGAAGTCTGCCTATTTGGCACCTATCAGTAATAATGAGAGAAAGGTTAAGGTATGAATACAGAACCGTTATGTCACTATAGTAACCGAAGTTACTATAGAAGCCCATTGTTGTCGCTAGTTTATTACGAGTCTAGTGAAGTAAAGAAGAGCGTCCGAATCTACCACGCCCCGCGAACGGGCCGTCAAGTGGTCGGCTTATCAAAGGCAATGAGTGCCTCGCACTTGACTGCCCTGCGGAGCGCGGTTATAGAGACCCGCTCTATTAAAATACAATCGAAAGGAGAGAGCAATGATTAATCAATTCCGTGGTGAATATAATTGGCTATCCAATTTCTATTCAAGTCCTATACAAATCGAAGGTATTACTTATAGTAATGCAGAGAGTGCATTTCAAGCAATGAAATGCGATAATCTAGCAGACCGTATTAAATTTACTGGCTTATCAGGAGTCGAAGCCAAAAGATTAGGTAGAACTATTGAGTTACCTGGCGATTGGGATTGGTGTAAAAGAGATTTTATGTTTAGAGTAATTGAAGAAAAATTTACTCAAAACCCTATGCTTAAGGAAAAGTTAATTGCTACAGGCGACCAAGAAATTATTGAAGGTAATACTTGGGGAGATACTTATTGGGGAGTATGCAATGGCAAAGGTGATAATAATCTTGGCAAGATAATTATGTTTGTAAGAAAAGTTTTATCAGAGGAGGTGATGAGAGTGAAAAATAAAGGTGTCAAATGTACAAAATGTAATGAATATAAATTAGATGTAACGTATGTTCATCCTAGTATTATATGTGCAGAATGTCTTATTACCGAACCATATTGTGGTGATTGTTTAGTTCCAATTTCTCAATGTCATCACAAGTAGTCCAGAAGTCACGGATAGCCCTGCACCAGGGTGACAGGGCTATCCGCTCCATCAACCAAAAAAAAGAAAAGGATAAAGCAAATGTTAATTATAGATAATAAAGAAGTTGTTGTTGTAGAAAATGGTATCAGCATTCTTAATGATTGCTATGATTGTATGAAAGCCAATGATACCTGCATGAATTGTCAAGATGAACGTGATGCTCACGATACTGATATAGCCCATGAGATTGTAGATTCAAGGGTTACTAGCGAGTCTAATGTATGGACTAGTCATCAAACATATCCGTCTGGCCATGACTGGACAGAGCGTGATGGAGAGTTTGCTCCACCAATAGTTAATCTAGCAGATAGATTATCTGGTGCTGTATTTTTAGGTAAGCATATTGTAGAATTAGGTAAAGATGATTTGACTGAAGCCAAGTTTGCAGCAATGCTTAAGTTAGGTAAGCATGAAATGGTATGTGATGCTTGTCATTACACACATAACAAGGCTATTGTTTGTCCTAATTGCAATTGATTTAGAAGTCGCTCAGCCCCTGTCCCAGGTGACAGGGGCTAGCGCTCCAGTTAATATAAAAACAAATAAAAAAGAAAAGGAAAAAGAAAATGAATGCAGTTCAATTAACAGGTTATATCAAGAATGTTCAGATGCGTGGTTCTGGTAACTACAAAGTAGTTACTGCGAATTTATCTCAGCGTAACTTTGAAGGTAAGTGTGTAGTTACTATGCCGTTAGTGGCTATCTCTGAGTCTGCTAAAAAGCAGTTGGCTGAGTTAACATTTGATGAGACAGGTGTTTCACCAGATGTAAATATCTATGGCAAACTGACAACTAGATTTGACCGCCGTCCAGGATTAGATAATGCTGAACGCGCTAAGCCATATACACAAATTGAAATTGTAGATATTGCTTCTATCTAAATAGAATAGACGGGCTTGACTTGCCTGCCAAGCCCGTCTATTTTTAGATATTATTAATTGTTATTCAAGATAAATACAAGTCGAAAGAAAAGGATAAAAAAATGTTAGTTTCAACTCTAGATATATTTGCAGTTGTAATTGCATTAGGTGTTAGCCTAACTCTAATTACTACAACTTCTATT